GGGCATCTGCAATATGGTCTCCATCCTCAACGGAGCAATCCACCTTCCCTCATCGTTATCAAAGCAAAATGATCGTTTAAGAAACTCGCATTCTGTAATATGACGATGTGGAGGTGGTTCAACATCTTTCATCTCACCAGTATACTCTTGATTCCATTTAGTTCCAAGAACGTGGGCAACAATCTGATGATTGAATATATCCTCCGCAGCCTCAGCAACACTCATCATATGATCATCACCATTAGCCTTACAAACAATGTTCTGTTTAAAGGCGGGGAGGGAAAGAATGTTCCCTCCATGGATGACAACCCAAACCATACGCATAATGGTAGGGACATACAACGAATTAATTTCAGTCGTGCCGGGATGACCGGAACACATTGCCTGAAACCATTGCAAAATATCACTTCCCACTACATGTTTGGATAAAAATACAGTTTTCCATAAGATTCGACGAAGGCCATCAAAAACCCTATCACCATGAGCAGCTATTACAGATTCACCAATAAATCTGAGAACACCTGCCATCTGCTTTGAGTCAAAGCCCTTGAAATCACCAGCTATCATCCGTCCCAAACCATGAACGGAAAGCTCCTTAACGAGCATATCCCATTCACTACTATAAGGATTAATCCCTACAGTATGTTCAGCCTGGATTCTGCTTTCCTTAAACTTACAGAAAAACTCACCAAAATACTTCTTCCACAACACCAAAAGATCAGAAGGAGCGCAAAAGAATAGCCTCGTATTTCCACTATTGACTTTCTTAAAGGACAAAAGTTCATCCTTCAAAGAATCAACAAAAAGAAATTCAGGTTCTTCACCACTCAACATCATATCTTCTTTCTTCTTCACTGTTTCGAGCAGGGACGGCATATCCGGCCCATCCATTGCAGGTTCTATCCCTTTTCCAAGAAACCTCTCTTTTCCAGAGTAACCTGGGAGGGGGTTAAGACACCATGGGTAACCAGGTGAGGTAGCACGTTTTAATCCGTCCATAAACTCATAACCTGGAATACCAAGAATTGCAGTTTCCAAATCTGTTGCTATGGGTAATACTTTAAAAGCCTCGCACTCTAACAAATTGGCAACAGTAGCATGGGCGCAGGCCTCAGCTAAATCATCATCACAAGAGATGATTGGTACATCGTAACGCGACAAGGC